GTTTCCCAGTCACGATCCGTACGCCAGGCACAGCAGCGCAGCTTTCTGAACAGCCCCGGCAAATTTGATGCTTTTTCGCGCGGCCAGGTCACACTCCGCGATTTCGTTGAGCCATATTCAGACGACACCTTCGGCGCGATGGTTCGTGAAGCATCGCTTTCCGGTGCCCTCAGGCCAAAATAAAAACCCCTCGCAAGGGGTCTGAATAATTTCTGCATATTTTGCCGCATAATTTACGCCGAAACTTGATTTCTCAGGTTTAATTACCAATAACTGTCATTCTGTGACTTGATAATCCTCATCGGTTGGCGGCTTCTTGCCGTCCCACTCGTAATACTCTTTTTGCTGCTCTGACGAGAGGGTCGCGATGTATTCCGATTCTTTGCGAATCTCCTCTTGCAGCCGTTCGTATTGCGCTTGTCTTGCCTGACGCCACGCTTTGTCGAGTTGCTCCGGTGTCAAATCATCCCCGATGTGTTCTATTTCCGCGTCGGCGTGTAATCCCGCTTCTTCCCAAAGCGGGTCAAAATCATCATCTGACGTTCGCTGAAATTCATATTCCTCAGCAGCGACACAGGCATCGCAAATCCAAAGGTCGTCACCGAACGGGCTTTCGCCCGTGTATTCCATCTCAGTGCCGTGAATTGTGCATTTCATCATTCACCTCCCATAATCTTATTTATCCGTTTCCCTACAGCCCCTCGATGTGAGGGGCTTTTTTCATTTGCGGGGATTGCTATTCTGTGACTTGATTTATTCGAGCATTCCGCATTCGCTCAACAATACCGCGCTCATATGGGTTCATTATGGTTGACGTATAAACATCAGAAACAGGTATTTGAATATCAATAGCTCCATTAGGCCACAGACGAGAAACGTTTGCGATTGCACCTAAAGGCCAATGAGCATCAACGTTTTCTTGCGCTTGATGCTGACGATGATTTTGTCGAAATTCCTCAGTAATCAACAATTCGTTACCTACTTCAATTTTCACACTCACCTCCTAGAATCTTCTTTATCCGCCCCGGAGGGTTAATTAAAATTGAACTGCGAAAACCCGTCCGTCTCCCCAATCGCATCGCCCAACTTCAACTGCGCATCCGACGCCTTCTCCGCCATCAGTCGATTGATGTCCTCTTCGCTGTACTGGACGATGCCCCCACTGCTCAAAATCCTCAAAGACTCGCGAGTAAATCCCATATCATTGGCAAGCTTCGCCGTCTCGCGAATTTCCTTGTCATTCCGAACCTGGGCGCTCTTCCACCGTGTATTAAACCCCTCGACAGGTGGCGGTGACTTAAAGCCGAAAAGCGTTTCTTGGATATGGATCATTGTAAACACGTCCTCCCAGGAATTGCCCAACAAAACCTGAGCAGTCTTCACCTTTTCCAGTTGCCCGGTTTTGCGCTCTTGCAATGCCTCCCCGGATTGAGAATCCCCGCCCATCAGACCCGGCACAGGTGTGAGCGAAACAGCGCCGATCTGCTTGATAAAAAATTCTGCGGTTTCAATCAGGGGCTTCATGTCGCCAGGTTGAATACGTTCCAACCCGTAAGAATCATTGAGAGCTGCCGCTGCCTGCATGGAGTCGACGTTGCCAAAGTCAACATTTCCGACCATCGCGTGAAAAATAAAACCGGGTGTAATGCCCGATGGCGGCTCAAATCCTTTGGCGAATAGCATGGAAAAAGCGGTCAAAAGTGCAGTCATCACCATACTTTGCAATGTGGAGTTGAGAGAATCCTGGGGCGGTATCACGTCCTCAAGTTCGCTCATTCCACTTGCTAATTGATTGGAGATGCCCCCGTTACTCGATTGATTATAAAACGGGATGATGGGTACGCCTGGCAGTTGCCCATCCCGCGTGATGTCCTCTGGATCGCCCATCTTTGTAAGCTGATAGTCTTCGCGCTTCTGCCCGTTTTCCTCAATCGTCACTTTCTCATATTTGTAGCGCTCCAATGAAGACTGATAATAAATATTCGCGCGCCTGTAATCCCCCTCGTACCACACCTTGATCCCAGCGACGATTTTCCGCCCCTGGCGATCATAAACGACCATCGTTCCGCAGTTGCCATCCCATGCGGGTTCGTGATACAGAATCGACTTCTGAAGATTTTTATCATACTCCGCCATGATGAACGTCAAACCATCTCGCAGCGCCGCTGTCCGCACGTCAATTTGCAGCGCGTCAAATCGGTTGATGTCCATGCGATCATTAACCCACGCCTGCGCCGGATTGTCTTTCTCTTGCGAGGATGTTTTCGCCTGAATGGTATCCACAGTCAGACTCCCGGCCATCGAATTGACGACCATTTTGCAGTAGTTCGCGTTGTATCGATCCAGCCGTGTATCGCTGATCTGCATCATTTCTTTCATCTTGGCTGTCAGCTTTAGGCGATGCTTCCCTTGATAATATTCTCGATACAGGCTCACGACCCTCCCTAGCTCATCCATTTCGCTCTGCCACATACTGGAAATCAATTTCTTCGCCATCAAAATTGCTTCAATTTCAGCCAACATAGCTCTTCGCCCCTGTCTTTGTCCCCATCAATGATCTCGGTTTCACCACCTGCACCGCGAAATAACGATAGGCATCCATCAGATGGTATGTGGCTTTATCTTTAATATCCTTCGTCACGTTCCCATCTTTAATCACCCGCGAATACCGCAGCATCTCGTCCACAAACTCCACCAGGTCATCAAAAATAAACACCCGATGCTGTTTAATAAGCTGCGTTCCCCGGTCTATGCCTTCCTCGACATCGCTTACGTCAGGTTCGCGAACACCCTGCGCGCCGGCAGCCTTATAATCTTCGCGCCAATATTTCTCTGATTTTGCGCCCACGCTCCACCAGATAACGCGCTCCCCTTCTTTCGCCGCCCGCTGCACATCATAAACCCCATGCTCTTTGCTCGTGCGCCGTACCCCGCCTTTTTCCGCCCGATAGATGTAGTACACATCTTCTTTCGGATCATGCGCCGCGAAAATCTTCCCCGGATTCACCACGCCGGGATCGATACTCGCCACACGCGGCCACTCTGTCGGGATGATGAATCGCTTCACCTTATGCCCGCCATCGTCACGCAGCTTATCGACAAAATCCTCATAAATGGCAGCCGGGGGCCGTTCAAATTCCGCATCATAATCCATCCGAAACTGCCACGATTGCATCGAGCGTCGATGACTTTCATATTCCGCTTCGGGAAAGAACGGCGAGTCTTTTGATGAAAATTGAATAACGTCGATCTCATGTTCACCCTGTTTCCAGGGATCGTAAATCTGCTGTTTCAGCCAGCCCAGGTCATAAATCGAAGTCGTCAGCAGCACCCCGCCCTCCGCCAGGCTCAACCGCGCGCGAACGTCTTTCCATACGCTCGATTCATATAAACCCGCCTCGTCCAGCCATGCCCATAGTCCAGTTGCGCTTTGCAACCCCTCTTCACTCTCCGCGCTGCGCAAAATAATGCGCCCCCACATGAGTTCGTGATCGTGGCTGTACACCGCGCCGAATTCTCCCGTCTCTGGATCGCAGAGTTCAAGGATGCGGCTGCTCGGCCAGTAGCGCGCAATCCTCAAGTCACGCACAAAAAATTGTTTCATCGTGGGCAGCAGCTTCAGGTTGAACAGTTCGAATGTCGCACTAATCGCCAGATAATCCCCTCTGCCCCGCTTTTGAATTTCGCGAAAGGTATGCGCCGGCCCATAGACCGTTTTACCGCCCTGTTTCCCGGCCAGCATCGCCACAAATCGTCGTTCGCTATCCCACGTCCGGCGCTGGTGCGTATGAAAATTAAGGTGCAGCACGCCGCCAGGCCGATCCAGTTCATACAGCGGTTTCGTCCCATCGTTGTCATGAACGTCAATCGCCCATTCATTCCAGGGCACAATCTCAGGCGGCTCTTGTCCAAACACCCCCCGAAACAACCCCGCCGCGAATTCCCGGTCGCTAATCATGGCCGATAAAGCATTTTTCAAACATCATCACTCTCAAGCTCATCATCCAAAACTTCAGTGCCATGAAAACCGAAGCGCATCATAGGACAAGCCCAATCGCAGAACTCCGAACCTGCGTAACCACAATAGCCATCCGCACCGACGCCACATTCCCTCATGGCTGCGTCAAAATCACCCTCTGCGTCAAAATCATCCTTTACGTAGTAATCATCCTCAAATTCATCAATGTCGCTCATTGTTTACCCCCCAAGTTTATCCACGCGGGCAGTTCAGGCATTTGAGGCATAAATGATGGATTTTCCACAAATGTTTTATAGTCACCTATCATCTTCGCCAGTTCGCCCCAACTATCGGGATTACCAACTTGACTCTCAATATTCCACATAAGACGATCAAGCCACTGCGCTTGGGGAATAAGCGTCGTTTCGCCTTTTCTACCAGCCACATCCAGAACTAACATTCGTAACCATTCACATTGATCCTGACTAAATCCTGTGTACATTTGGATTTTGTATAGCCATAGTTCAACATCGGATGCTTGCCGAATTTGCCTTCGCGTTTCAGCGCTATGACCGACACCCATCAGCCACGCGATTTTTTCAAGCTGTTCCTTCATTTTGTCATCCATCATTTACCCCTCAGAAGCCTTGTTATCCGTAATCATAGATTTTTCAACGCATCCATGCTCGTCCACGTCCGCGCAGTGACCGCCTCGTTCCCGTTTTCAAGCCCCTCTCCACGAGCCTGCGAATGGGCGCCCGAAGGAAGTCCCGTAGGGAGAGGATGTTGGGGAGGGGTTAATTTTAACTCCCCCACATCTCGCGCCATCCCCATCTTAACAAGTATTTCAGCAGGGAAAATCATGTATTCGTCGCGCCCCGCTTCCTGAATCACTTTGTACCACGAATCAGAATCATCCTGGGCATCTCCGGCGTAGAGCTTTGCCATCCAGCGCTCATACATTTCCAATTCTGCAATATGCTGCTGTGCCGTCCGCGAATCCAGCGCCCGATTCAATTCCGAGTAGCCAATCTTGTGAACGCCTATCGCCCCATGCGGGTAAACAAAGCGCTTGGCACAACTTGCCCAAATAAAGCTGTGGGCACTGCACGCAAGCCCCGCCAGCATCCCGACAACCTGCCCATGCGCCTGAACGAGATCGACAATCGCAAACCCATCTCGCGGACTGCCGCCATCGCCAGCGCAGTACATTTTAATTTCCCTGTCAGGATTCGAAAGCAGCGCTTCGGCGATCATCTCATATGCATCATGCCCGATCTCGTTAGGCAGAATAATAATTCCTTTTTCCAGCAGCGCCTTCTGCGTCTCATTCATTTCCGATAACCCCTATTCTCCACGCTCGATCAATCGCGAATCCAACCCAATCCCCGCCAATCGCTCCAAAATCACCGCGCAATATTTCGGCTCGATCTCGATCATCCGGCACCGCCGCCCAAGCTGCTCACTCGCCACCATCGTCGTGCCACTCCCGCCGAAGGGATCATAGACGATCTCTTTTAGCTGACTGGAATTTCCGATAAGATGGGCGATTAACTCAACAGGTTTCATGGTTGGATGGGAATACCTTTCTGGATGGCAGCCGATTTCACCATGCTCTCAAACTGCCGCACCACTTCGCTCATATCCAGCCCCATCATTTCAATCATCTTTGCAACATCCGGCGATAGACCAAGTAATTTTTCGCCACCTGCCCCGGTGACTTCGGTACGCTTTGTCCAGCCGCGATCCTTACCCAACGTCTCCAGCGTAAACAAAATCGCCCGCAGTTCCCCGCCGCTAACCTGTTGCATCAGTTTCGTTTCAGCTAGGTCAATAATGCTGGATCGTTCGTCGGCAATCAATTCCTGCAAATCCGGCCATCGTTCCAGCGCATTCTCGACAGTTTGGCGGCTGCACCCCACGCGCTGCGCAATCCCTGTCTTAATCCCCATGCTGTCTTTAATCGCCATTTCAAAGCGTTCTTTCGAGAATAAGACTTGCTCCTGCACTGCCCCGCCCTTCCGCGCCTCGAACGCCGCCTTCAACTCAGGATATTTCCGCAGATAGGTATAAATCGTTCCCCGGCTGCACGTCAAACGAGCCGCGATCTGCGCCGGGTCTGCCCCAACCTCATCAATCGCCCGCTTGAAATCCGCAATTTCATATTTTCGTTGATTCATCGTTCAACCGTCTAAACACGTCCAAAACCTGTCCATCAAAGCCGCATTTTCGCTTTTTTGCATTTGCACTATGCGAATCTGTAACCATCGTATCGTGAATCCTACACCCCATACACCGCGCGAACGCACGAAATGAAAAAGGCGGTTTTACGCAGACCGCCCACAACTGTATTTAATGGATGGAGACACCGCCGTCTCCTCGTTTTTCCGCATTTGCATTATCGCCTCGTTAAAAATGTACAACGCACATCTTAAGCATCACCGAAACCGTCTGAGCGAAAGATTAGTCTCAAGGTGCAGGGCTTTCCATCAAACCAATGAGGATCAACCAGAGTGCCAGATTCATCATTCGCAACCATTTTCACCTTAGAGATGAACGTACCCTGAAAATAAAATATTCCCGCGATAATCTTCCATCGATCCCCATTGCGCACAAACGCATACTTGAGGACATGATCTGCGTTATAAATGCAAATCATTGCCCAACTTCCAGGCTTCCCCCTTTGAATAATTCGTCTCATACTTCCTCGGGCTTCCGTAGTTTTTGCTCTCGTATCCATCGCATCGGCGCGCCCCACACCCATTTTTGATATTCCCAGCGCTGCTCCGGCGTCAGATGATCAAAATCAACTTCATCCCAAATATGGTTGTCGATCATGATCTGTTGAATAATATCCTCAATATTGTCAGGAATCGGCGTTGGTATTCCTAAAGAAACAACTATCGCATCAGCAAATTGTTGAAGCGATACACTCAAATCCCCAAACGCCTTCACAATATCATCGCCAAAATAAAAATCATTCACCTCGCCCACAGCACAATCCTTTCCGTTCCCATCGGGAATATCCCCGCGTTAATCGTAAAACTCAGACGTTCCATCCGAGTCGGCAGCCGATACCCGCGCCGATCGTGACTGGGAAAC